CATTCTTTCACTTTCTTGCATCTTTCCATCTTTAATAAGCTTTTCTTCTATTTCACGAATCTTCATTCGCTCTGCCATATTCTGCGGAGCGACCAAGAAGGGCATGAGTACCGTCTTGATAGTTTCTTCTGGCAAGAGGAGATACTCGTCAAGTACAAGTATGTTAGCACGATAACCACGAATTTTTTCACCGGACAGTGGGATAGCTGTAATTGTTCCATTGTTAATTTTCCATTCAAATGCGTCGTTTCTTTTAGTTTTTGCGCCAAAAGCTTGATTCAGCAATTCAGCGCCCTTGCCTTCGCAAATTTTTTCGATATTGTTGAAGATAAACCGCGCAGTACGAAAAGTCGGACCAGCAACTAGGATTTTGGTTCCCGGTTCAAATATACACTGAAGAATACAGTAAACAGCAGAAATGAATGTCTTGCCGCTACCACGACCAAGGACCAACATGCTGAAGTTTCTGTTCAGCATTCCCTTGAGAAGAACCTCCTGAAAAGGAGCTAATTTGATTCCGGTCAAAAGCTCGACCGTAAAACTCAAATTACTTCTTAGAAATTTAGCGAGAGTAATTTTAGCTTCTTTATCTTCCAACTCCCCTTTTATGGAAAGAAGCTCTTGATTATAATCTATAATTTCTTTTTTATATTTTTCAGGAGCGTACCACATTATAAACAATTAGTGTCATATAAAAACTGTAAATCTGCATTTCTACATGACCCTTTTGATGAAAGTAATTTTTGTATGATCTGAGAGCTTTCAGATCTGTTTTTAACAAATAGAAATTGTATATTCTTGTAAGACTGTAAAAGGTCTCTGACTCTATGAAAAATAAACTCAGGAGTCGCTCTGACCTTGTTTCTAATTACCGGAAGCTTGTTAAAGTTTGTCGCCGCACCATAACTAGACTCAACGACAACAGTAATATAAGCTCCTTCAACAGCCGCCCTTTCGATCTCCCTTTGGAACCTTTCGAATCCACCAGACATTGTTCCTATGAAGTCAATTAGATTTTTTCTTTCTACATATACGTTGTCGCAAATAGATTGGTCATTTAAAGTATAATCGCCAAAGTTCAGCTTTTTAACTTCTATATCGACGCCAAAAGAAAGAGGCTTTTGCTCTCTTGTATCTACGTAAATACAATGATCATCTTGAAGTTTTTGAGGCTCGATTTTCGTTTTGTAAGAATACTTTCTTTCCAAGCCAATTGAAGAACATATATTCAAATAACTAAACTTTTTGGTTTTAAAATAATGTAATGGAGGAAACATCAAGCTTCGAAGCTCGATTTGACTTGGCGCATATATTAATTTCTTTCTTTCTTTTCTTTCTTTTAAAAAATTCTCGCAATAAGCTTGAGCTTCTTGATCTGATGCCTTTTCAAGCCAACCTTTCAAACTTGTTCTTGAATTAAACTCAGTATCAAAATATTGATCCCTGTTTTTAAACTTGATAATCTCGCCAGTAAATTTGTCATACTTGGCATAGTACTTTTGGTAATACTGAGCTTGTCGCAACTGGTGAGCCTTAAGATGACCATGAAGGCTTTTTACAGATGCAAACTCTTTGTCGCAAACTTTGCACTTTTCTTTACCCATTGAGAGCTTCTTCTTCTGTGAGTCCGAGGATGCGAGCTTTGACTTCGTCAATTGAACTGAGTCTTCCAACTTCATTTTTAACATTTTGCTTTTGTAGTTCTGCTAGTTTGATAAGTTTTTCTCTACTTTCTTGCTCTTTCCAAAGCTCAACCAAATTTAAAATACTTGCATTTTCGTTTACAAGCTTCTTTAAACGATCACTTCTTTTTTCCTTGAGATCATTTAAAAGTTTTTGTTGACGATTAACGCACTGGTTATATTCTGTCTGAGCCGTATTGATCGACTCGACCAGCCCCATAGAAATTCTAGCACCTTCTTCGCTTTCGTCCGCTTGACGATCAAGATGAACCTGAAGACGCTCTACTCTTCTTTGAATTTTAGCTGAAATTACAACTTCTTGGGATAATACAATATACTGGTCAACTTCTTCCTGCGTCAAGTCTGGTTTGTCATGAGTATATCTTACGAAAGATGATTCAAACAAATTTTTATCGGTCATACTTTCATATCCGTTGATTTGATGAGAAAATCTGAAAGTACTAAGATAATTAATAAGAGCAAACAAACACTTTTTTTCTTTTGGCCCTAACTCCTCTTTTCCACCAAAAGGTTCGTTTACATATTTTTTGATTCTTACAAAAGCTCTTTCGGCAGACTTGGGCGGCTTGTATTCGTTTGTGCTGACTTCATTTGGGTCTTGAAAAGCTTGATCGTTTGGATTGCGATCTGTAATTTCTTTGATTTCATTTATTACCGACAGAGTCTTTCTATCCCTATGAGATGTATCTCCACCAAACAATGTCTTGGCGATTTCATGCCCAGTCATGTTTGTATAATTGTTGGCGATAAATTCTTTGTCGTTTTCGGAAAGTTTGTAGACTCTAGGCTTGTATTCGTTTTTTGATTGAGCTTTCAGTTTTCTAGAAGCTAAAAATTTTCTTACCAATCTTCCCTGCTTGGTTCTTCCATCAATGTTTTCGCCGGGAAAAGCTGCATTGATCAAATCTTGTAAGTCGGGCGGTGGAGAAGGATTGTCGTTCCAAAAGTCAATAATTGCTTGCTTTTGTTCTGTTGTAAGTTCCTTACTCATAGATATCAATCTCCCCTTTTTCTAAAAGCTTTTTGGCTTTTGTAATTATTCTCTTTTGAACATTTTTTATTTGCTTGTAGCCGGGATTTCTTCCTTGTTCATTGGTTTTGTATCCCATTTCTTTTGCGACTTCTACCTCTGTTTTGTTTTCAATAAATAATAAATAGTATATCTTGTATTCGTGAGGTTTTAAAATTTCTTTTATTTTCTCGTTGAAAATTTTAATGTTGGTTTCGTAATCAAAGTACTGACTTTCTTGAGATTTTACATTTTGTGAAGAACTTATCGGGGGAGCTATTTTTATGTCGTAGGCATTTTTCTTTGTTCTTGTCCACTCTTTATACAAAGGGCAATCTTCACCTTGAACTTCATATATATCGCAACCCGTGTCGCTTTCTGCCGCAGCGCATCTTATACATGGTTTGGCATAATTGGTGTAGTTATTGCGTATAAGATTTTTTATTTGATTTGAAATTAACCTATTAAGCCAAGGTCCAAGAGCTTTTTCGGGGTTGTATAAATGCCATTTTTTATAAATATGCGCCCGAATGATGTTTGATACATCATCAAAGTCCATCCAATTGATAGCCGTAAGATTCCACTTGGGCTTTCTTTTTAAAATTTCTTCATTTATAAAGTCTATGTTCTCTTCGAACTGCTCTTTATAATCTTTTTTTTTGGATCTTGACACAATGAGAGTGTATTACACTATCTTATAATAATAAAAAAATAAGTTTTTTATAAAAAAAAACTGTAAATATAAATGTGACCAGCAACTCTAATATAAGAATTAAAAATTTTAAAAATTTTTTAAATAGTAGAATTCCGTTGGTTAAACCTGTTAAACTGATACAAAGAAAGATAAAAGACTGCTTTGGATACTGTTACGAAAAAGAAACTCACTTTATACTCGTAATAAATAAAGAGTATGGTTATTATCAAAAAATAGACACAATTATACACGAATATGCTCACGCAATGACAATGTCAGAGCGCAAGTATAATTCAAAAGATGAAAAAACAGAACACGACGCACATTGGGGTGTTTGTTATTCCCAAGCGTACAGATGTTATTTGGACTTTATAAATGAAACTAAATCAAAACCAAATACAGATAGCGATAAATTATCTTGAGCAAATTATGAACATTTCATACGAAAAGCTTCAAGAGAATTTTGACGAAAACGACATTCGTATAAACAGCCTATCCAAAGAGGCAATTGATATACTAAAACATAAAATCAATCAAAAGCCCTAAGCTTTTTAACCAAGAATTTTACAAGTTCGTCTCGCATAATATCTTCTTCATCCAATTTAAAAGTCACAACGCCAGCAGCAGCACTTTCTTCGTCTCCGAAGATATGCATCATTTTTTCTAGTGCGCCACCCGTGCCGTGCCTTAGATCGGTTTGCATTGGATCTCCCAATATAAAGCATTTACTGCCTTTGCTGAGTCTTGTTAGTACGGTGGTAAGTTCTTTTTTGGTAGAGTTTTGAGCTTCGTCCAAAATAACAAATTTATGACTCCAGTTTAGTCCTCTGGCGAAGTTAACTGGAAACATTTCTATTTTGTTTTCGGTAATTAATCTTTGGGGACTTGCATTTGTTACAAGCTCAGAAATTTTATCAAGAAATGGGAGATTGTAAAAACTAAGTTTTTCTTCGGCACTTCCCGGCAGAAATCCAAGCTTTGCTTCGCTAGATTCAACCGCAGAACGAAGATACATCATGTCAGAGATTTTTCCCTCATTCATGAGCTTCAAGCCGCAATAAACGGCCATTAGTGTCTTGGCAGTTCCAGCGGGACCAGACAATATAACTATTTTTGTGTTATCGTCTAATCCTAATCTAAAAAAGTCTCGTTGTTTTTGCGTCCAATCTAATTCTTTGATTTTTAATTGGAG